GCCGAACGGGTTCTCTTTGCCGACGGTCACCAGACCGTTGGAGGCGCAGATCTGCTGGAACGCGGTGCCGTACTTGGCATCGGTGACGATGTCCTTGTACTCGCGGTTCAGGTAGTGGGCCACGGACAGGTCAGCGTCCTTGGCGGCGGTGAGCACTTCAGGCTTGATTTCAACCTGGTGCGGATTGCCTTTGCTATCGACAATAGTTGCCATTTTATATGCTCCTTAATTTGCCGATTAGACGACCGGCGCCAGAACGATGGTAGAGCCCACAGCGCCAGTGCCTGCGCGGCCCAGCGATACGACGCGCCATGCAAACAACGATGCCTTGATGGCCGCGCCTGCGGCAGTCAGGTCGGCCGGCACGGCGCCTGGCTGCGCGGTCGCCTTGCAGACCTTCGGGTAGTCGGTCAGCGCGGTGCCCTTGGCGGTGATGGTGCCGGCCACGACGTAGTCGCCGACGGCGAGGGTGCCGGTGCCAGCAGTCGCCTGCAGGCCGTCAGCACGGGCGAAGATCAGGCCGCCCTTCTCTTTCGGCACCACCGAACCGATGGTCCAGCCACCGGAAGTGGCCAGGTCGATGGCGGTGATGACGCCTTCGATGGCGTCGCCAGCGGCGCACAGGTCGTAAGTCGATTCAGCGGTCAGTTTGACCAGCTTGCCTTCATCGGTCGGCGACAGGTTGTTGGACGAGCCGGTGCCGGCGCCCAGGCGCACGGAAATCGGATCGGGAGTCGGGCCGGTCGGGACCAGGTAATGAGCGTTGGACATGATGTCGTCTCCAGATTAACGGTTTGCAGTCGGTGCGTTCTTGACAGCCTGCAGGAACAGCGGATCCACGGTTTTCACCTGGTTCTGGTCGTCCCCGCCTGCTGCGCCGGGCGCACCGACACCGCCTGGCTTGAAATTCTTCTGGAACAGTTCGGTCACGCGGGCGTGCTCGGCGATCAGCGCCTGAGCATCCATACCTTCCAGGGCAGCGTCGGAAGCGTTCAGCGCGACCAGCATGCGCTTGGTCTCAGTGCGGGCAATGCCCAACAGCGGTTCGTGCGCGTCCGCCTGCAGCTTGGTCTGACCTTTCAGGGTCATCAGCTCCGCGTTCACGGTCACCAGTTGGGTGTCCTTGGATGCGATCTGCTGGGTCAGCACGTCGATGGCGGTCGGTGCAGGTGCTGCTGCCGCCGGCGTTGCGGCGCCAGCGGCAGGAGCAGCGACTGGCAGGGCCGCTACAGCGGGCGCTTGGGCAGCCGCCGGCGCGCCGATGTTCAGTGCAGCCAGAAACTGGCTGGCGATTGCTGCGTCTACGCCTGCTGGCGTTTGACCGGCCATGATCTGTGCGATCTGGTCCGAAGTCAGGTCGGTGATTTTCATGGCCTTACCTTTCGAGGTTGAAGAAGTATTACTTGTGGAAACTGTGCTGTCAAGCAATTTTAGTGCCTGATCGAAAGAAGTGATGCGGTCTACCAAGCCCGCCGATTTAGCCCGCGCGCCCATGAAGGTCTGCCCTTCGGTCACGCTGGCAAGCTCCTCGGCCGACAGGTTGGGGCGCGACGCGGCCACCGCCTTGCGGAACAGGCCGTGCACCACGTTCAGGTTTTCCTGCGCGCGGGCCAGCGCTTCGTCGCTCGGCTTCTCGTACGGGTTGAGTTCGGCCTTGTATTTGCCGGCGCGCAGCACGTTGCGGCCGATGCCGTTCATCTTGTCCATCTCGACGTAGTTGGAGACGATCTGGATCACGCCGATCGAACCCACTACCGCCGTCTCGCTGGCGAATTTCTGGCCCTGCACGCCGGTCGAGAGCCAGTAGCCGCCGCTGCACATCTGGCTGCCGGTGTACACGGCCGAGGGCTTCATGCCGGTGATGGTGCTGAGTACGCGTGAGCAGTCCATCACGCCCTGCACGTCGCCGCCGGGCGAATTGATGTTGAACATCAGCGCCTTGGTGTCCGGGTTGAGGGCGGCCTGCAAGGCGGCCTGCGCGATGTCGTCATAGCCGATGACGCCGAACATGCGCCACCAGCCTGCGCTGCCTTGAACCAGTGGGCCGGCGATCTCAACCACCGCCGTGCTGCCGCGCATGGACCACAGTGGCGGCAGCTCGTCGTCATCGGGCTCGTCACAGTACATGCCGGCCTTGATGCCCTCGGCCACCTGGCTCTGGGCCAGGATCACCTGGTCGTAGGATTCCTGCGAGCCAATCCACGCCAGGATGCCGCGCGGCGCTTCCTTTTTCGCGTTCTTTTGGGTGCGCTTGCTCATTTTTTCGCTCCTTTGGTGCTGCCTTTGGCTGCGGCGGGCGCCTTGTTGCTGTTCTGCGACATGTTGGAGGTCTGGGACGTGTTGCTGCCGTTTTCGGCCGGAGCGGCCGATGGCACCACTGGGAACCGGGTGCCGGACAAGGCCGGCATGCCTGGTGGCGGCAGCTGGCCGGTCAGGAGCAAGCAGGCTTCGGCGTCGGTGATCATGCCGAACGAGAGCTGGGCCAGGATGCGGCTCTGCTTCATCGCCTTGTACGCTTCCAGCTCGTTGGCCGGGCGCAGATCGATGTCGTCGAAGATGAATTCCACCGTCACGTCGTTACCCAGCAGGCGCAGCGCCAGGGTGAGCGCCTTGCTATACAGCTCCATCAGTTTCAGCCGCACCAAGCCGTTGGCGTTCACCATGAACATCAGCGTCTCAGACGACGACATGTTCTGCGTGGTGGCGCCCAGGCCAATGATGGAGCCGGGCGTCTTGGACGCGGTGGCGATCTTGCCGTCGTAGATATTGCGCACCGTCTCGAAGGTGTCGGGCATGCTGTCGTTGCTGCCCTCGATGTACTTGATGGTGAAGAAGTCGAAGTGCACCATGGCCTGTTCCGGCCCCAGGTTGCTGATCATGGTCTGCGCCTGATCCAGCAAGCCGTTCAGGTAGGCCGATACTACCTTCGGGTCCGGGTTCTGCAGCACGTCGGCCGGCGCCATGGCCTGGATCTTGTCCCACACCAGCTCGATGTCGTAGCGCTGGTAGGCATTGCGCTGGCACAGACGGCGCATGTCATTCAGGTGATTGGTCGAGGCAATCACCGGCTGGATGGCGGACTCCAGGGGGCTTTGCGCGTAGGCGTCCAGCAAGTCCTGGTCGACACTCGTGTAGAAGAAGGTCGGTACATCCAGGTCCAGATCCTGGCCGCCAATGCGCTGCACCGGCCGCATGCCGGTGCCGTCGTTGAAGAAAAAGATCTGGCGCGTAGGCAGCGCGCGGAACTGGAACGGCAGGCGCGCCTTGTCGAGCACCAGTTCCATGGCCATGGCGCCAGTGGTCTGGATCTGCTTGCCCAGGGCCTCGGAAGTCGCACGCAAGCTCGACACCTGAGAGAAGCCGTTGATGTAATCGGGCATGGTGTCCAGTTGGCGCAAGAACTGCAGCGCCAGGCGCGTGGCGTCTTCGTTGAACTGACCGTCCGGGTCGCGTGCAATGGCGATGTAGTTGGCCGGAATGCCGATGCGGTTGTTGGCCACGATGCTGGCCGACAGTTCCGGGCTGACTCGCCCCAAATTGCGCACGATGTCAAGCGTGTCGGTGCCCACCCGGTAGGTCGAGGACAGGTCGACATTGGCCACCTCAAAGACCGGCTTCGGAATCTGGTCGCTCGTGGCCGCCACGGTGCGCCGATAACCGGGCAACCCAAGGCCGCCCGGTTTGGGCGGCTTGGGCGGCGGTTGCGTCGGCAGCTCCGTAGCCACGAAGAAACGCGCGATGAAGTCGGGAATGAGTTTCATGCCCGCAAGTTTGGCATGTTTTTTGCCCTAGCGCAAACTTTAGGTGCGCTTGGCAAGTGCTGCCGCTTGCGGGCTCTGGTAGGTGACGTTCATCAGTTGGATCATGGGCACGCCGGCTACCGGGAAAGTCGCACTGGCGGTCGGCATCAGGCGGCAGGCCACGTGCAGGTAGCCCAGGGCGTGCATATAGTGGTCCTCGCCCTTGGACGACTTGACCCAGTCGAACACCATTTCGTGGTGCTTGTCGAATTTTTGCACGCGCGTCATGTCCAGGCAGTGGTCGATCCACTCCTTGTTGGCGATCTCGCCCTGGTCGGTCCATAGCAGCCGGCGCTGCTTGAAAAGGGTCAAAACCTCGTCGAAATTGAGATTTCGCTGCATTCTGACCAGGGTAATGGGCAGTTTGCCCTCTTTTTTGTTCTCGTCCGCCCGTTTTATCTCGAAAGTGACGCTGCTTTTCGCGTCCTGGTACTGACAGCCGTACAGATTTTTGTCCGACTTTTGCATGCTGATGACAAGGTCGGTGTAGGGTTGGAAGTCGTACACGGACACCAGCACCCGGAATTTGCGCTTGATTTCGGCGATCCGGGTGCGGAAATCGATTAGCGAGCACTTTTCCCGGTGCACCACCAGCAGCATGCCGTCCTGCAGCATGCGGCCGACCGTGATATAGCAGGTTTGCCCCATATCGGCGCCGATGGCGTGCATCTCGGACGATTCCAGCGGCACGGTGGACATGGTGTCCTGCAGGTCCAGTTCGAGCAGCTGCGCCGACTCCTCGTTGTTGGTCTCGCCCAGCGCCTGGTTGCAGAACTCGGACCAGCTGCCGTACTTGGTGGACTCCTTGATCAGGTAGCTTGGCGTGCAGATCTTGGGCAGGCTGAACGGGATCACGTAATAGCCGATCGCTTCCCAGCGCTCGCTCGGGTTTTCGAACACCCACTCACGGCGATCCGGCCACAGACTCGGTTCCTTGCCGCACTTGGGGCAATTGAAGGTGGCATCGCGGTAGTTCAAGTCGGGCAGATTGTACTTGGTGATCTCACGCAGCGGTTTGTCCCAGCCCGGCACGTGGATGTGCGTGTGATAGCTCGGCACGAACCACTCGTTGCAATGGTTGCATTTGACCATGTGGCGCTTGCGCCGCGCCGTGCTCATGGCCTTGGCAATGCCGACGCCATCCACGGTGGGCGTACCGAACAGGCGCGTCAGGCCCCAGTCCGAGTGTTTCAGGCGCGACTGGTACTGCGCAATGGTGTCGGCGTTGGAACGGTCAACCTCATCGTGGATCAGCAAGTCGGCTGGCACGGACAAGGCGGCTGTGTCGCCGGACGTGCCGCGGGCGTGGATGATCGAGGTGTCGAGGATCTTGTTCTCGGTGTTGTCCACGTTCGTGCCGATGGCAGCCTGGATGTCTGGGCTGCCCTGGATGATCGGATCTAGTCGCGTACGAATGAACTTGGCGATGTCGCCGCCATACGGCATGGTCAGGATGACGGAGAAGTACGGGATGATGCGGCAGGTGGCCAGGGCGTAGCGCGCCATCGCTTCGGACATGCCGACCTGCGCGCACTTTTGCACATACACGGTCTTGCTGGTGTCGGACAGGATGTCCTGCTGGAATTCATGGTGCTTGAACGAGAAGCGCTGCCCGGCCAGGTAGGTCTTCTCTTCGATGTAACGCACTGCGTCCTGCAGATTGTACGTGTTGAAAGTGGCCGCAAACATGCGGTCCAAGTGCTTCTGGAGGCCAGGATCGATGAATTTGGTCATGGCGCGGCCGTGAGCATGTCGGGGTCCTTCAGGTACTCCCCGTAGCGGTCAAAAAAGGCGTGGCGTGCGGCGTCGTTCGGCAGCGCCTTCATGGCTTTCAGGAAGCCGGCTTCAAACGCCTTCAGCCGCTCCTGGCTGTACACCTCTTCGCGGCGCTTGATGATGGTTTCCAGCTGACTCTGCACGGAGTTGAACACCTGCGCCTTTTGGTTGGGGGCGGTGTTGTTGTCGTTCAGGATCTGAGATAGCAGGTTTTTGCCGTTTCGGTATTGCAGGCCGAGTTCTTCCACCAGATCGATGGCGCCGATTTCAGTCGAAAGCATGGTGTCCAGTTCCTGGCGCAATTGCATCAGCGCTTGCTGGTCCATCTTTCCCAGACCGTTGCGGATCGGTTCCAGCAGGTCCGGGGATTCCGTAGGTTCGTTGGACGGCCGGCCGGGGCTTTTCTTGTTCAGTCGGTTGTCTTGCATTTGGCTTTGTCCCGGTAAATGGTGCGCTGGTGGACACCGGCAAGGGCGGC